GTTGGTTTATTTCTTCAACGGTGCCGAAGTCGTACCGGATAGCTACGATATTGCTGTCGTATGCCTGCAACTGCGCTATTAGCTTAGTGTTTACCCTTGAAAATATCTCCGCAAATATATCAACAACGTTTTGAGGTATGATTGTCATATGCCAAAACGGTTTTTAAGTTCAAATATCCACGGCGTTTTACCGCATAGTTCACCAAATCCGTAGTGTGTGCCGCAATAAGCTATATAAGACGGATTATAATACTCGCCGTACAAATCAGTATTGGCATTGATAAACTCAACCACTTCCTGATTATTACAAACCATTTCGTTCCATCTGCTTACCATCTTGGTTACGGGGCTTACTATTGTAGCGTTCGCTGTATTAGCCTTACTTTCTCCGCTTCCTGTTGTATCAGTTGCATTTTCGCTGGCATACCACCAATAGACATAACGTAAGCAACTCGGTTTTACCTTTGCCACCAACGCATCCCACGGCTCACCCGCTACTATTTCTCCTAATAGAACATCACCCAACAACTCCTTTAAGAGTTTTGGCTCGTACGTGTCAATATAGTGCTGAATGTTACCTGCAATTGGTTGCTGGCTCCTATTCGCTATATTAACCTCGTTTTGGTAGTCGCTGGGTGACGTTATTGATGCCATTTTTTAGTACCCTCTATAAAGTAAATACTTCTTATGGGTGCTGTTTTGCGTACCCGTTGGCGTGGTAATTATACGATAGTTCACATACTGATTAGATGTTAAAGCAACGCTATTTACTGCAGTTGCATCTGTCAATGTATATGAGTTTAAAGTAGTCCACGCCTCGCTGCTTGATGCTGCTGTTATCTTGCCCTGCAAAACTATAGTGCCTGCAACCGTACCGCTATTTTTGATAATATCATATTTAACGGTTATGCTCGGGCGTGCTTTAGTTATTGTAAAGCTGATAGTATCAGCGGTTGCGTTTGCCAACGTGCGGGTTGTGCCTATTTGACCTGCGTAATCCTGTGCATAGGTTACTGATCCTAATAAGCATAAAATTACGGCTATGATTAGCTTTTTCATTTCTTTACCTCCTTGGCAATGCCTGCTTTTATTAAAGCTAATCCCTTTACCTTATGTGGGCTTACAATTTTGCCCACCTTGTAGTGCTTGGTTGCCTTAACGATTTCAACGGTCAGCCTATCAGCATACTTAATTTTAGTTTTTGCTGTGGCGTTTGCTAATAGCATTGCTTTCGATGAGAAAGTTGCTACTTCTTTGGTTTCTTCTGTTGCCATTATTTTAATTTGTTAATTTATTAAACAATTGGTATCTCAATGTCAGTCAATACTGATGAGATTTGATCGTAAATGATTGAACCTGCATCGCTGGCCTTAATGTAAGTACCCATGAACGCCTCTAATTTCTTAGAAACTAAGTTCTTTGAAAAGTCGTCGTTTTCGTAACCCTCAAAGTACTCAACGTTTTCAGCCATTACAAGGTTAAACTTCTTCAAATCACCTACCAATATATCATCGGCATCCATTTTGTTAGTGAATTTAACCTCAACCTCGCCAACGTTTTTACCATCAGGTGTAACGAAAGGCGGAATTAAATAACGGCCTTCGTTGTCTTTAACGCCTGCCATTTTAGCCATCCATACCGTATTAAGAACGGCGGTAATTTTGCCTTTAAAGTTAGCTATACGAATTTGAGTAGCCATTGCCATGATAACATCATAGATGTTAGCAAAGGCATAGTATTCAGCAAGTCCGGCAGGCACAACAAACGCAGATGCTTTAGCAATAAGACCGTCAAACTCATCGGCATCGGTAGTTTCGTTTCCTTCAAGAATTTTATCGTCAATCTTTTGCTCAACCAATTGGTTTGCGTGTTCTGCAAAATCGGTAACAACAGACGGCGCATGGTTAATTAACCTACGGGTTTGTTTCCAACGCAATGCAACCTCTTTAGTGGTTTCCTTAGCGGTTACCCATTCGGCATCAGCAAGTGGTTTCAATGCCCCCTCTGCGATAAATTCAGCATCACCTTCCTCGTTTACCCGGTCAGAATACCATATATTCTCTGTTCCGGGTTGATTTTTAACTGTAATTAAATCCATGAAAATAGTATCGGGCTTTGGAACATGGCCGATTTCAGGGTCAATGTAGTTACCAAATAGCGGTGAAAAACCACCTGCAACGTTTGGTGTAACGTTAGCGGTTGTCATTAAAGCAGCGGCCTTAATAGTAGTTGTTTCGCTGAATGATGGCTCTTTGTACTTGTTTTCTGCAATACGTGCTTTTAACATAGTAACAACAGCCCCTTCTTTTGCCTGTCCATCTTTTTCTGACTTTTCCTTTAAGGAATTAAGCTGCTCAACTGCATCGTCGGCCTTCTTCTCTGCGGCTGTTACCTTTGTTTCAAGGTCGGTTTTAATTCCGATTACCGCTTCATCGATTTCTTTTTTGCGCTCGGCCTTTTCGTGTTCGGCTTTTGCTGTCATGTAAGCATCAACGGCATCGTCATCCATTTCGCTTAACTGTTTTTGTGTTTTGTACTTAAACATTTGTTAAATGATTAGTTGTAAATAATACGTTTCTTTCTCTCTGTAGGTGCTTCATCAGCGGCCTTTTCCTCATTAAGTGCTTCATCAGCGGCTTTAGCTTCGGACGTGCTATATGTACCTGTATTTGGATTTGCGCCAAATAAAACGCAACTGTTTTCTAATATTTGTGATTCAACAACGGCAAAAAAGTATCCGTAAACATCAACTTTTTCTTTGTTTATAACGCTTGGATAATATTTATTCCAATTCTTTTTATAGTCTTTATCTTCTTCTAACTCACTATCAAGGCAAAGAACAATAGTAATATATCGTAAACCTATAGAGTGCTGCTTAATCTGATTGTCTTTATAAAGCAGATATGTTTTTTTATCATACTCCTTTACGCAAATAAACCTCATCATTAAAGCCTGTGCTTTCTGAACATCGCTGGTAATGCCGAAATAAGATAAATCGAAATTCTTTGTATAAAGTTCAGCGTTTTTTCCAATTATGCTATCAGTGGTATAAACATGGTTTTTTAATGGGTAAACGATTGATTTATCAGAAATTGTTTTATTCCAATTATCCTTAATCATTACGTCCATGTAGCTATCGCACCAACCTGATAGATTAGCAATAGCATTTACCTCAATTTCGCCTTCAACAAGCGGCGATCCATCCTCTTTAACAGCCTGCTTTTCATTAACAGGCAAGCAACCCCAATCGTAAATGTCGCTCTCAATCGGCAATGACCTTTTTTGAGCAATGATTGTTTTTTCATTGCTTCGTAAATAAGCAAATGCCTCTGCTTTGGTGGCGTGTTTTGGGATTGCTACTCTCATTTTTTTACGATTTTACCCTGCTCTACAGCTTTTATTTTAACCTCCAGTGCCTTTTTAGCTTCCTCAATGCACTTATCTTTGGCTTTTTTACTCATAATCGGCTAATTTAAGTTTATTTTCCTTTGCTAATATAGCGTTTTCTAATTTTAATTTAACAACGTTCTGCCGTTCGGTCTCAAAAACCTGATAGCATGCAAGGTGCTGCCACGTCATAAAGGTATCATCTATGTCTAAAACATTCTCAATAGCATCGGTTAAATCTTGTCCCTTAGGCTTCATACAGTACTCTATATGCCTAACTAAAGATTTTTCCTGATTCTCATAAGTACTGCCACCTTTACCGCCAGTAACATAAGCCTCTAATATATCACGTGGTATGCCGTACATACTGCCAATGGCGTAATAGTCACTCCAGTAAGCCTCATCTAATTTAAGCGCAGCCATGTTGTCGGTGAAACGCTTAATGTCAATCATTGATTTATTGGCGTGTACTTGCTTACTCCCATTTACACTGCTTTCAATGGCAATCTTCTCGTCATCACCTAACGGCAATTCATTTACATTATTAGGGTCTTGCTTACCGCTAACCATCCATTTACCGCTGTAACGTACGTTAATATTTTTAGCGTCTAAGGCTTCCTCGCTATTAACGATAATCTTATATAGAGCATCAATCCTACTTATGCCTATATAGAAATTATCATTCATGCCGCTTGATAAATCATGCAGCGGAGTTATTTCTGATAGTGGAATATATTTAGCCTTGCCGTTTCCAAACTGATATTTAACAACCTCGCCCATAATATCCTTATAGGTAGCTTTTGTTAGTATCAAATCCATCATTTTCTGAACGGTTGACGGCTTCCAATCAAGATTAGCAGGGTTTAGGAATTGCAATGTATTTTGATCATTAAACAAACGGCCACCAGTTTTCCATAGATAGGCAGTGCCCATCATATTCCAAAACATATAATCCCACTTAAATTGCGTCCAGTTTTGTTTGTAGTTAGGGGATTTGCGTAAGGTTTTTAGGTAATCTTCTTGGCTTTCTGTATTGATTTTACCTAAAGAAAAAAGGTCTGCATTGAGTGCAAACACCTTTAAACAGGCCGGGTTTGATAGGATAACTTTTATTTTCTGCTGCGGTGTAAGCATAGTATTTTTAATACCTCTGCTGCTAAACATCCAATACATCCAGTCTTTGCCTGTATTATCGACGGATAAAGGTTGCGGATTACCGAATGAAATATTAAAGTTAAATCCCATATTGAGGCTAAAAGTAATAATAATATTTCAAATCAAATATTTTTATTAAAGGCTATCAGCCAACTCTAATAAATATGATATTGTTTTTTCAGCATTTTTCTGAACTGGTAATTCGTCGATTGCTAAAAATTGTTCTGGTTTATCAATAGCTTCTTGATAATAAAGAGCCATAGCTTTTACTAATTGTTCTTTTGTGTAAGTTTTCATAATTATTTAATTTATATATTTTTTATGATGCCTTGCTGTCTTAAAAATTCCGCAACATAACGTGCAGGGTCAATTAAGTGGTTAAAAGTATCTTCAGGTTCCTCTAAAACAACCCCATATCTATCCTCTTTACGGCTGTAGTTTTCTTGCTCCATTTCAATATTTAGGCTGCTTTCTGTGTAATAAACACGTAATGAGTTAAGCAAGTCTATGCCATCTATTATACTACCCGCTCCCTTAACGGCCGCAATGGCGTAATCAAAACCAGCAGAACGCAAAGCTAATATCTTTAGGGGTCTATTACTATCGCATACTGTAACCACATCCTTTGTTAAACCCAACTTATTGAAATACCACATTATCAACCCCTCGTCAATCTTCATTATTTCAATAATTTGTGCAGGCGTTAGGCTACTCCTTATCTCATTCTCGCTTCTGTAATTCTTTTCATGTAAATATAAACCTCCATCGTAATATTTAGCCTCTAACACGCCCATAGGGTCAACAGCCCCCCAGTCCACACCGTTGTACTTTTCAACATTCAGCGCATGGTAAACATGATCAGGCACCTTAGTCCATTTAAATATTCTGTTAGGCTTTTCTGATTTAAGGCCGAGTCCATAGACTTGCCAATTGAATAGATTTGCGCTATTCTTAATCTCATTACTTATACAGCGTAATAATTCACGCTGTTGCTTATCGGTAAATTTTAACGGGTTGTTAGTAAAGTCGTATATCCTTGCTAAATCTTCGGTTATCAAATTCGATTCAACTACCTGTGATGCCTTTATAGGTTGGTAGCTTAATATTTTTAACCGCTGTTCTTCAGGGCAAAATGGGTTGTCCCTGAAAGTGTTGTGCAATATTTTACAGCGTGGATCTTTCTTTATATCGTCTACCCAATGAGCCTGCTTGGGGTTCCAATCAATGAATACTATTTCTGTAGTACGCATATCAAGCTGGTCAAACGTTGCTCTACTGATATTATAAGGCTCGTTAAGCCATGTTATCTCACCCTGAAAACCATGAACTTTATTAGGCTCATCAGTTCCGCAAATTTCAATAGTGCATTTAGTAGGGAATGTAAATATTGAATCTGTTTTGTTTAATACTACCTCATTGAACCTTTTTAAATCAGGGTAGCATTTATTCATGTCATGCAATACAGTATCCTTGCAATCTTTTTTAGTGTCACGCCAAACAGATAGACGGCTGCGTGTATTTTCATACGCATAGTTATAAAACGCCTGTAGCAGCGACCTTGTTTTGCTTGATCTGCTGCTACCCTCTAAAACTATGTATTTGTATTTTTTTTTGCCGTCATCATCAACAGCATTCATTGCATCCCATATTTGCTCATAGACAATGGTAGCCTGCATTAGTCTTGTTCTTTAGGGCGAACGATTTCGACTTTCATGGTTTTATCGCTTGTGTCGGTGGTTTCTACCTGCTGCTTAGGCGCTCCGTAAGCAGAATTCATTAATGCTTCGTAAGATTTTACATCGCCTTTCATAGCCTGACCAGCTATCATTATTGTAGCAATTTCTTCCGTTGTTAACTTTTCTGCTATTTCAGGATGTGCAGCTTTTATATGTTCTACTGCTAAATCAGGCGCTATTGCAGTCATTTCCAACACTTTACGGGCAATAGTAGACCTACTGCGAGAACCTAAAGGCCTTCCGTTGCTATCTGGTTGATAATCAGACGAAAACCTCACTCCGAAACTGTGTCCTTCTTCAAATGGCATATCGTTTTGCTATCGTTTTTACCCCAAACTTACACAAAATTTTATAAAGTCAAGGGGAAATTAAGGAATTCTTTTAATAAAGGTCGTATAAAGTCCTTAGCAGCTTCGCTACGATCTTTTGGCACACGGAAGTTAATAGTTACCGTTTCAATCTTTTTAGTGGCGTAGGGAGCGCGTTTGGTACCGGGTTTGACGCCTCTGGGATTTCGTATATAAGCAAACTTAAAATCATGTGCTTGTAAGTGGAAAACTAACGGCCTATTAAAAAAAGCTGTTTCCAAACATATAGCACCATTTTCAATATTTACAGTTCCATTATAAACATTAGTGCCAACAATATCTATATTGTCACCTACCTTAATTACTTTGCCTAAACTGTCTTTAAATTCTGTTTTCATACTGTTGGTAGTTTAAATTTATGATCTCCTATTTTTAATAATTTATTAAACCCCCACTTATAGCAATCTCTATTATCTGCATCCTGAATTAAATCACGTTTGTCATGTTCCATTGATTGCCATTTACTCCAACCCATTCCATAGCCATTAAAACCATAAACACGATAGAAATAATTAATGCCATTATTTGTGGCAACTTCGATGTGTTTACCGTAGGTATCTTCACCTGAATAATAAGTTTTCATATAATTAATCCCAAAGGCCATTTTTAGCAGACCATAAATATTTAATTGATTTAACCTTAGTTTTTTTAGGTGTTAATTCTACTGCAAATACACCATTGTTATAAATAACAGTCCAGCAATCATTAACACAAACAACATCTTTAATGTCAGTTATAGAACATTTTTTTTGCTCCATAAATGCTAATTGAACCATTAACTCTAAACTTTCAAATTGTACTGCTTGGTTTTTCATAATATTAATACCGTTTGTTTGTTTCGGTTATCAAAGATAAAACATATATTTTAATTCTGCAAATCTTTTTTAAAATAAATTCATCTTATCTCAAAAAGTTGTTGGGGGTGTGAAAAAATCGTGCAAATCCTTAATGGCCTGCTCTAATGTATTTACTTCAATAAACTTACCTCCTTGTAATTCGTTTGACTTTATGAAACGTATTTGTGCTTCACTTAATGAGTCGCCCGGTAATTTTATATCTAACATCAATAACACGCCACGCCAGTACCCTGTTATATCTGTAACGCCTGCCAATACACCGATTGACTTTCGCTTTGATAGTGAAGATAAAAAATGTTTTTTATGCAGATCAAAAATCTGCACCAAGAAGTTAGGTATCTTATCCCCACAAACCCTCTTAACTTGGGCTTGTATAAAAGTATCTGGTATAAACTCATTTGGTGTATGCCAAAAGTTACCACGGGTTTCAGGGTAGGTATTGTAAATATGTTGGAATACCTCTTGTTGGAGGCGGTCGTGGGTGTAATTTTCGCCTGTTTTTTGCTCTTTTTTATTCATTTTATTGATATTTTTTTAAAAGTGTGTAAACCTTCTTTTTCTTAACTAACTGATAATTTGTTATTTACGTTTTTGGTTTACAGAGTTTACGGTTTACACTACTATTTTTAAAAGTTTAAAACATTATACGCATATACAATACTCACATATATATCTTTCATTTTTAGTGTAAACTCTGTAAACTCTGTAAACTTTAGCTATAAAATGGCAAAAAAGGTTTACAGAGTTGCCCCAAAAGTTTACAGAGTTTGGGTAAAAGTTTACAGAGTTTTTCAAAAATTAGCTTTCCTTTCTTCTGTTCCGGGCGTTACATATGGTGCGTATGGGTTTTTTTCATCTGCTAAATTCAATTTAACTATAACATACTTCCTAATAGTAGTTTTACCAAACTTAACATGATGCTGTTGCAAACCCATTTCTTTTAATATCATGCCTAATTTATTTTGAGATAGTAAAGTTTGGCTATGTATTTTAATATAGCTTAATATTTCTGAATTAGTTAATTGGCAGGTTTCTCCAATACATTCCCCTGGCTTTCCAAAATATTTGGCAATCAATTCTTCTTCGGGGTTGCTCTGCTTAAAGTTAGATGTGCTTTCATTTAGTAGCTTGATTTCTTCTTTAGTTAATTGATACTCAAATCCCTGCTCATAAAGGCACCACGCCTCATAGAAAAGCAAATCCTTATTAATGGAATTATAATCATCATGGTGTATATCATTTACCAGTATAGGTAATATACGCCTGTTGCCTGTAGGATCGTTTAAAACCTCTTCTTCGTTGGTGGTGCCACATAACATAGCAATACGCAATAAGTCCTCGCTAACGCTGCCGTATGGCTTCCTGACGCTAAATGTTTCTTTAGATGTAATTGATTTAAGTTTCTTTTGCTCCGCTTTAGACTTGCCGCCCATCTCATCATCCATAATGATAATTTTCTTAGTCATAAGAATTTCATCATCTTTGCCAGCGTCTAACTTACTCTCGGCATAATATTTTTTAAACTTTGCAGGAAGCAAGCGTCTAAACCACTCTGTTTTTCCGCTATTCTGGCCGCCACAAAGCACTAATAATAAAGGGCTGTGTTTATAGTGCATGGATGCAATCATACTCACATACCATTTTTTAATCCAAATATTAGCGTGTGGAGTATCGGTAGCTATAGACGCAATGAGTTTGTCAATATATCCAGTTTTAATAACAGGCTCGTTTTCCTTGTAGTAATTTGCTAATTCGTGGAATGGATTATACGTTTCTATAAAGTCGCTGAAAAGTATTGATTTAACAAGTTCTTTGCTGGATTTTGGATAGTTGGTTTTGATGTTAACATATATTGAATTTACAATACTATCATCAATTGGAGCCTCATTTAATTCTAAATTTCGGCTAATAGCGTTTAATCTTAAATTATAATTCTTGCTAAGAAAAAACTTAATATCTAATACGCAATTATTCGTTTTAGGCAACTCTTCACCCTCATGGGCAATCTTTAATTTTTTAGCCATGTTACCTATTAACTATAATATTTAAACCTTCGGGTGACTTTACACGGGATAACGCTACATATAATTGGCCTTTAGAAAAGCAGGGTAGTGACAGATCAATGTTTACCTTATCAAAAGTTAGCCCCTGACTTTTATGTATGCTTAATGCGTATGCTAATTTAATAGGGTATTGGGTTATGCTGCCAATTTCTTTAAGTTCTAATTTGCGCTTTTTTTCGTCTAAAACGTATTCGTATTTAGTAAATTCCATTGGCTCAATAGCATACTCAACACCATTAACATCAATGAAATATTGACCTTTTTTATTTATGAATATGCCAAGCGTACCGTTTACTAAATCATTGTTTTTTGAATTAGCTAAGTACATAATTTTGCATCCGTGCTTAACAGTAATTAAATTTTCAATATTAAATTCGTCTGCTTTGGCGTTGCCTGTTACGGTTGCAGTAAAAACTAACTCCTCACCATCTAATTTAGATAAGCCATTTTTATTATAAGTATGTACGGTGGAATTGTGAGGGGCTAATATAATACCTTCCTGATGTGTTTTAGTTAGAAACTTTTTAAAATAATCACTTTTTCCGCCATCTCTGATAATATTTAGATGGGATATAAATTCTTCATTGCTTTGGCGCAATACTTCGTCTAATTCTATCTTTTCAGGTTTTAAATCTTCAAATATGCCAGCGTGGTAAAATTCTTCACCCTGATAAGTTTGATATAAAATACTTCGTGTATTATCGTTAAGCACCGCGGGTAATTGTTTTAGATCGCCTACAAAAATAATCTGCATAGCTTGTAGCCCTTTGCAGCCATTTTTTAATAAAGTCCAATTCATTGCATCCAGTATATCAGGGCGCAACATTGAAACCTCATCTATAAATATGCAATCAACCGCCTGTAATAGTTTTCGCTTTTCTGCCTTTATAAAATTGCAGGTTGAAAAATCTAACACACCATAAGGGCGCAAAGAAAACATAGAGTGTATAGTTTGCCCATTTATGTTAGTGGCTGCTATGCCTGTAGGTGCAATGGCTACTATATTTTTACCTTGCTGTTTTAGTAAGTCAATGGCCTTTTTAACTACAAAAGACTTACCAGTTCCGGCCTTCCCAGTAAGAAAGACGTTCTTGCCTTCCTGTATTTTATCTATGAATAACTGTTGTTTACTTGATAGTTTCATTTTACTAATTGTAAAAGTTTTTAGGCGAAAAATTAAGCTGCAATTATCAAAACTGCTCCTTTAATTTTGACCGATTTTAATTCCTTGGTTTGTATTTGTTTATTTATAGTCGGTCTGCTAACATTATATGCCTTTGAATATTCACTCTTAGTGTATACTTTTTCAGGCTCAATAACTATTTTTTGCATGGTGCAATATACTAATATTTTACAATATGTAAACTATTTAAGTACAAAATCCGTATAAAATATTTTACCTTTTTCTTTTTTCAACATAGTTGATTGCACGTTATACCACTTATCAGAATAGCCCATACAGGTGCCAAAGTCACGTAAGAAATTATCGCTATCATTATTTTCTATTTGCTTTTGCCTATTCGACTTAGCCACTCTGATAGCGAATTGTAATTTTTGTTTTATTTTAGCGTATACAGATAATTCCTGCGCATTGAGTGATGACAATCTGCGCCCTACTAATTGCTCATACTTTGCTGTAATATCAATTAATACCCCTTGCTTTAACTCCGCTTCGTCTAAAGGCTGTTCATGTTGGCAGTATTCGCAAACCCTCGCCATTAACGATATAATGCTGCCACAATTAAAGCACTCCTTAATAGTGTACGTTCCGAGCGCATCGGTTTCTTTTTTCTTATCCTCTTGCGCTTTCCATAATTCGCTCCAATTCCTGTCAAAATAATAAAGTCCATGCCTGCGCCAGTTATCGCCGTAATCATAGCTTTTAAATTTCATAGGCATAGGATGTGGCTTTTTTCTGTTTGCCCTAAACATACTTTGCATATAAAGTATAAAGCTACCAAACGCCCTGTATAACATTAATAAATCAACTTCTGGAAAATCGAAGCCAGTTGTGTAACTTGAAACGGAAACTAAAATATCGCACCCACTTTTTAAATCCTTAAATTTACTTATTTCTTTTTCTTCTGTTGTGCCAATAGACTTTAACAATTCCGTTTTACTATGCCCAATAGCGCAATTAAAACCGGCTTCCATAAGTTTATTGTAGGTATCATGTGCATTCTTTATAGACGCACAAAAAACCATACACTTAGTAAACTTACCCTGTTCATTACGCAAATCTTCAATTAACCCATCATATAATCCAGATTGCGAAAACCATTCGTTTTGGGATGTTTCGGTATACTCACCGCTTGCATTTTTAGTAAGGTGGTTTTCCATTTCCTTTTTACCCCGTGCGATATGCTGATTAGTACAAATCCAATCGTTTTGAATAAACCAGTCTATCTGCTCACTTGGGATGCAGTCTTTATAATATATCGGTAAATGTTTGGCATACTTATAATGCGGGGTTGCTGTGAAGCCTGCCGTTAACCTATTATGCAGGTAGTCAAGTATTTTATTAAAAATACCGCTGTGGCATTCATCAACTAATGTAATTACTTTTTTAGGCAAGTTATTGAATTGATCTAAAAGATATATTCTGCTAATCAGCGTTTGCGCCATTGCCACATAAACTTTGCCACACTCCACTTGCAAATTATCGGGTGTATTTGGGTTAATACCGATTGCCTTTGCTTCCTTTATATTTTGTACGTAAATGTTTATTCGGTCTGTTAAAATCAATACGGGACTACCTTTAGCGGCAGCATTCCACGCAATAGTAACAAACTGCTTAGTTTTGCCAGTCCCGCCCGGTGCCTGTACTATTATATGCTCTTTGTCACGCATAGCAATAGCAGCTAATTTATTATGGTTTATTTGATAATCACGTAATTGAAAACTCATATCAAATTATCTAAAATGTAATCACATAAATCATAACCTTTTGGGTTGTTACCCGGTATGCAATCAACACACCAATCGGCGGTAATAAGATTTCGGAGTTGTGTGCATTTATCTAACCATGCTTGCTCTGCTCCACAATCCGGAATTAGGCTTATCGTTCGGCCTTTCAATACTTGGCAACGTTGCGCTGATAAGTTGGTTAATGATCCGCTTGCAAGCCAAATAAAATCGGGATAAATAACGGATGCAACAATGGCCGTCTTTTCTGATTCAACTATTTTAATAGCAGCATCTGGTCGTTTGGTAAGTAGATGTTCACCAAACAAACATTGCGATAAAACATAGTCTTTCATTCTTGCGGCCTGATGTACCCATGTTATTAATGGCTTTGGCTCTTTTATTCGCTTGCCAGTTTCTGGATTGTACACCATTATTTTACCGCCTCTGATTCTGCCATCTACATCAAACTGCCAAAAGATATTAGCCCCGTGCCAATGCTTAGACGTGCCAAGATTATACTTTAGAATTAATGCGTTTGCAGTAGCTTCATCAAATATTTTCACAAGCCAATTAGTAAAGTAATTTACCGTCCCGTTTGGCGGTTCTAATCTAATCGTTGATATTGCAAGGTTATTATCGGTGTACGATGTCGGCAAATCAACGGCAGCGACAAACTTCCAGTTATTATCTTCGGGGGGCATATTGCAGAAATTAACCAACCACAACAAAGCGTCCGTATATCCGAAGCCCTGCACCGCCATCACAAAATCAATAACATCACCGCTTTTACCACTAGAAAAGCATTTGAATATATTTTTTGTCGGGTGAACTGTAAACGATGGTGTACGCTCGTTGCTAAACGGTGACGCTCCCTTATACCCGCTACCGTCACGTTTTAGCTGTACAAAATGGCCTATAACATCGACTATGTTGGCCTTTTCTTTTACGTACTTTATTTGTTCGAGTTTGGTCATGCCTCGACCTCCATATTTAAGTCGTGCAAAGTTTCTTTGTATTTGAAATTTCTAACAACCAATAAGCATCTTTTATAGAATTGCTCGCCTATCATATTAGACTTCATTAAATTACATGTCTTACAAGCAGGCACTAAATTGGCAATAACGTTTGTTCCGCCTTTTGAAATAGGGTAATAGTGGTCGAGGTGCCAAGTTCTTCCATCTAAGTTTCTTGAACAATAGATGCATTTAAATTCATTTACTTTTAAAACTGATAGAATTTGATAAGGTGTTATTTTTAATTCACACCTATTATTTGCGCCAGCCGCCTTTTCCTTACACTTAAAGGCAAGCATTGTAGAATATTCTTTTTCAGAAATATTATCTACAACCTTTCTAATATGTATTGAATAAAGTGGTATATGTAATTCCTCTGTTATGTGAAACTTTATATTTTGTGTCGGGTCTAACTTTAAATTAAAGTACTCAATCATTAAATATAAAAGGTTCATTTCTCTGCCATCTATATTTACATAAACGTCTTTAGAGTTTGGCGGTCTAAACGCCTTGCATTTTATATCTTTTTTGCCCCTAATAAAAAATGCGTATCCGTCTGTATGAATAAAATAGTTTTTTGACGATCTGATTTTTACAAATTTTTCCATAATAAAAAATCCTTATCGGGTTCAAGGTGTGCATACCCATCCCCCAATAAGGACTAAAAATTCTTTGTTAGGCAAATGCACTTGCCGTTTTAATACCCTGCAATATACTAATTTTCTTTCAAAATTACTACCCCATGCCCTTTTCTTTTCAACCCATTATCGTATAATACAGCTAATTTATGATGTATTGCTTGCTCCGATTTGCCTATCTTTTTACCAACTTCCCTATAAGACATGCGCATATAATTTCTCCGCAAAAATCTAACTTCTGCTTGCGTCCAGTAAACATTTTTACCGTCAATAAATGACTTTGCAGCCTCGGATTCTATATCATTGGCTAATCTTTCAGCACCTCCATACTTATTAATAAGTCCGTTAAAGATAGCCAGCAACTCCCTGCCGCCATCACTCCATTCCTGCATTTCGTGTTGGTTCATTAGAAAAGGTTGGTTTGGTTTAAAATTGTTTTACATCGTTTATTCCCCATGTCAACATATTTTTTTTCTATATCAAAACCAATAAAATTACGGCTTTCTTTTGCTGACATGGCGCATTCGGTTCCGCTACCAGAAAAAGGAACTATTACTAAATCAGATTTTCTGCTGCAAGTATTTATTAAATATCTTGTTAGCTTTTCAGGTTTTACGGTATCATGTTCATATAAACCTGTTACATGGCCTTCTTGGCTAAATTTCAAAACATCCATTTTATATTGCTCAATAGGTGTAAATGGCCTTCTATTTAAATCATACGATCTTCTTAGCTCCACATATGGCTTTGTTAAAAAAGGGTGGCACCACGACTGTAGCTTTTTATATAAATCTTCAGTTATAAACATGGGTTCTGTTTTGTCTAAACTTAGACATGCAGATGCAACGCCACCTCCATTACATGCTGTACCTAAGGCTTGGTTAATGTCTTTAAGTACAAGCCGTCCTTTAGATTTAATAATCTCAGATCTTATGTAATCTCGTTCAATAAAATTTAAATGTTCATCTTTACTTGAATACAACAACAATCGCTCTGTAGTATTTATAAATCCTCTGGCATCCTCAGGTTTAATCTTGTTTGTTTGCCTATCATAAATATGTATACATACATTGCTAACTATATTGAAAAGTTTATCTAATAATATTTGTGAATAAGCTATTTTTTTTCCGTCGCCGTACCAAATCAAATTCCCGTTGTCAGCAAGAATCCTTTTACACTCAATAGCCCATTTTTCAACATCTTTTAAATAATGCTCAAATGATTTCCATATAAAATCAAAATCTCCCTTTACTTCAAAATAAGGTGGGTCAGCTATAATAAGTTGGGCACATTTATCTGGTAAAGAATTATTTAAAAAATCAAGGTGGTATATTTTGTTTAATTCCATTTTATAATTTAATTATTAATGAATCCCACGCCCAATCCCCCTCACAAACCGTCACCAACCATCCGTCATGCCTTTTAATGGTAATGGATGTGTCGTCGCGTTTTACAATGGCAGACACGTTGCCAGTTACAGTATGTTTAAATTTACCATGCGTTAAAGTATTAAAAGGAACTGTTGGCTCTGTTTCTGATTGGGTTGTTTGGAAGGGGCGGTTGTGGAGGGACATCTCTCTTTTATCTTATTTGTTGGTAGGGGGTTAAGCAGCAAACTTTAGCGTGAATTCATTGTCTAGCCAATTCAGGTACTCACGTGCTGCAATAATTTTGCGTTTTAATAAATCAATGTCGGCCTCGTTTCGCTCAATGGTATATTCTAAAACACGCTCCTTTAAAGGTATATCGTCATATATCATATTACGCTCAATAGCCGCCTGTGCATCAAGCCAGTTGCCATCATCATCTGTAGGCTGTCCTAACTTATACCATAATTGGCGCTTTTCGGCCTCTATAAGCGACGTGGGCGTATTTACAAGGCAATATACCAAATCAAAATATTTTGCGCCTGTAAGCCACATATACCCCACGCCTTGCCAATAATACAAATCGTTCATTTTCTTTACAAACGTGCGGTAAAATGTGTTGGCATTCCATGAACATTTAGTATCAGGGATGCGCTCGGCTTCGTGGATTGATTTTCCCACAAACATATCGGGTGTGCCATGTATAAACAGGTTTTTCAGATACGTTTCATTTTTCTTAAAGAACGTTTTTTTAATGCGGCTATATAGCGTTATAGCATCCTCTTCCATAGCCAAACCCTTTTCAATATACTTGCTGTTTATATCTGCTTTTCGGCGTTTGGTTTCGCTTATCCAAATATCAGTTAGGTGAGTTTTTGCGCCATCGGATAATTGAACATCGTCTTTAATTTTCGACAGTTCTTCAACTATTTTAGTCTGCTCAACACATTTTTCTAACCACTTATCATATAGTTTAGATTGAGTAACACCATCTTTATTATATCGTGTAGGTGCGTTTGCAATCATATCTGAATGTTTCTGCGCAGCCTTTTGCCACTTAACCAAATTACTATCACCTAAAGGCTCACTCATCAAGTGTCCCAAAGCGGAACACCTGAATAAATATTTATCAAACTTACCCATTATTGCAAAGCGTTAAGTTGTTGGTTGTACAAATCCGCTTTAACATCATTGTCGATATGCGGCTGTAGCTTTTCTAACTCGGCAACAGATTTGCAATCTTCAACCAATAGGGCGAAGCGTTCGTTTTCTTTGTTGGTTTCATCCGTATTAGGATTTAAATTGAAAGTTGGTCTTTGCGGAGTTTCAGGATCGAAAGCGTCCCCCTCTGGAATTTCTGAACCTGTAATAGTATCGTATAGCCATTTACGGGCTTTCCGTTGCGCCTTTCCTATAACGGCATCAGTACCCATATACGAGTTCATTTTAACAGGTATCTCAAGGCTTTTAATTTTCTTAACGCCGTTCAATGTCCAATCAACAATAGCGGTAATAGCCGCACCGTCTTTTGCTGCGTTTACCCTCGGTAATTCAAAGGTTATATCATAGCTAAGTGACGGTATTTTTTTAAGCAGGTAGCCTAAACCCTCTTTAGTTAAGTAGCAATTATCTGCTATGATATTAAACTGATTTCCGCAAGGCTGAACGCCCATTAAAACCGCCTCAATAAGACAATTTTTAACTATCTCTAAACTATACCCGCCTGTTTTGTCTTTGTCAGTTTTGAAGCCTAATCGATTACCCTGCAAAGCCATAATCGGTTTCATGTATTCGTCTGTTAATAGCTTCTTTAATTCACCTGCTGCGCTTGCAACAAGATAGGCTCTTTCAAAGCCCATAAGCTGCTCGGCCAAAACTACAGATGAAACACTTTCCTGTAGTTGGGTTATTACTTTGTTATTCGTTATTTTTTCAAGATTGCTCATTGTTTTTGTTTTTAAATTGCCAGTTAAATCCACCTGCGCTTTTTTGAACACCTTTAATAGATTTGGTTATATTAGACGGATGGATTTTTATTTCATCAGCCGCAACCTTTGCGCTAATGTATTCTTTAATTATTTTGCCATTTTGCAAAGCAATGACGGGCTTGTTTCCGTTTGAATTACCTATTTGATTTATCTTTGCCTTTTGCCTCCTTTTTTCGTTTGCTTCATTAGTTTGCTTTCTGCCTTTATTTATAAGGCTTATTTTTTTACGGGTTTCTTCTGAAACCACATGTGTAGTTTTTGGGCCAGTTAGATTAGCTATTATTTTAGACTTTTCTTCAATGGTTTTAGCCGCCCATATTTCTTTTGATTTTGCTGAAAGTCTGCTTTTTAAATCGTCCGATAAGCATCTCCCGCCATTCCCCTTACCGCCCTCATTCATGTTATAAGACGGGCTAAGTTCTTTAATGAATCGCTTTTCTTCTAAATGCAAGTCCTGCCCATTGTCGCAGCATAATAAAACCTCAAAAGTAAAATTTGATATACCGTGTTTTCTGAAAGCCCTTGCAAGGGCAGTTGTTTTATTTTTTACGTTTTTAGGAGTTAAGTGCTCTTGTTTTCTGCGTTCAAAATTATTGGTTAACCCTATATAGAAATTGCCATTAACCTTATTTGTTATTTTATAAATACACCTCATTAAACAAATATACAAAAAATTTCCGTGTTCTTGAAATTGTGTTTTATTGTACCGCTGGTTTCTGTTTTTCCATATTAATTTATTTAGTTGTTAGTTTAAAAGTGCCGAGCGAGTTATCCTCTTGCTTGCCAGTTCTACCGTATGGGTCATTTTTCTTTTCTAAAGGTAAATAGCCATCCATAATATCTAATTGGCATGAACCGCAAATAAAGTCGCTTTCATCCTCTATATAATATCTTTCCCAATCGTCACGGTCTATCATTTTTTGTTTGCCACATTGTGAGCATGTCATTGGTACATTCATCTTTCCTTTTCTCCTTTAATACTGTCTTTGCTGGTGGGGGTTAAAAGTTAATCTGTTGTGCAAAAGTCAATATAAACATCTTTTGCCGTTTGCCCCTCAAACATTTCAAGCCATTCACTATCCGAACAAGTACTTGAATAGTTTACTAATTTTAAACGTTTCAGCATGTAATAGTCCAATAGATCCTTCCATCTTTCAATATTGTCTTCTGCCAATTCAATCGGCCTAAATGTTTTGGCACTTTTTTCTATTTCTTTTTTCATATTTTCCTTTATTTTTGAAGTGTGTGTGGCGGGGTGGTTATTTACATGCAGTCGTCTTGAATAGGTTGCCAATCCTCACCGTTGGTAGTATAGACATGTAAAAGCAAGTCAAATACAATCATACCTTCTATGTAGTTATTTTCTTTGTCATACCAGTTAGTATAAAAGTTGGTATAAATTCCCTTGTCTTTGTATAATATTAAATATTTCATATTACTATTTTAAGCCTATAATTCTATTTACTATAATGTTAATGTATTTTTCCTCTTTCTCTATACAGATATATTTTCGATTAGTATTTAAACAAGCTATAGCTGTCGTTCCACTCCCCGCACAATTATCCAAAACTATATCCCCCTCATTGGTATAGGTTTTTATAAGATATTCAAACAGAGCCACAGGTTTTTGAGTGGGGTGCAAGCCCATTTGCCTACTTATTTTTATAACAGAAGATGGATGTTTTAAATCGCTTACTGTATCAATCTTATTAATTATTGCGCCACCTAATATTTCAGGTCTTGAAAATATATCGGTTACTAACTTTCGCTTATCAGCTTCTAACCTTTTAGTTTTTTGAGAATTGAATGTTGGTTGCTTTTTATAAAATATCAAAACACTTTCATGAAATGACATATATCGTTTAGATGCCAATAGCGGATTTGATGGATTAGGTTTTTCCCATATCAATTCATATTTAAACATCTTAGGGTTACTCATCACCAATGCACTTGTAAACGGCTGCGAGGCTGTTAAAACTATTGCGCCATTATCTTTAATAATACGTTCGTATTGCGCCCAAAGTTTATCAAATGGGATTATAGTATCCCATTTGCAAGCGGTAGTTCCATATGGCAAATCACATAATATCATATCTATTGATTTATCGGGTATGGATTGCATTTTATCTAAGCAATCTCCGTGTATTACTTCGTTAATAAACATAGTCAAAGTATTCGCTCGCTTGTTCAGCCGATATACTGAATTTATACCTACCACTTTCAAACTGTTTATTTTCTTTATCTGACATCCAATCGAAATCGGAATTATCAGCGTTACGGCTCATAGTGTGTTTTAATACACCATTAATTGAACGCCAAACGGTATAACCGTTACATCCTGAACCTTCATTACTATGTATTTCAATAGCTAATCTTTTATTTGGGTTGTAAGTTTTCATATCTTCCTGTGTTTAATGTTTGGAAAGGGTGGGGTTAAATGGCAATTTTATATTTTGAAAGTAGTGCTTCACGGTTAATATTAAGCCATGTTTTAGCATCGTCAAACGAAGCATTTTCTTTTTTAAGTGTTATCCACCGCCAAGAACAGTTAGGGTTGCCGTCTTCGTTTATATCATCTTTTGTAACACGCAACCTTATTTTATAATCGTTAGTTATTTGACCAATAGACATGCCATTAAGTTTTATATCAATCGTTTTCTTATATGTAACCATTGCTAATCCAGTTGGCTTTTCGGAGTTCTTAAACGTGAATTTCATTTTTCTCTTTTCCTTTTAGTTCGGTACAAATATACATATTAAATCGGTATTAAAAAATATATTTTAAAATAAATAAAAATTCTTTGGTATTAAATAAAAAGTGTATATTTGTAGTATGAAAACATACATTGTTACTTCGGTAAACCAATTAGGGGATAAACAATATTTCTACCCTAAAGCAAAAAACGGGGAGGATGCCCTATCTAAAGGCACTCAAAAAGCAATTACTACTTCTAATTATTGGAATACTTGGGTTGTTGTTGACGCTGAAATCTTTAATATAAAAGAACATGCAAGAGATTAAATTAAAAATTGCGGTAAAAAACATAGTTGATTATTTAAATAGTAATCCAACGCATAGAATTTACCCTAATACACCTCTGCATATAGAAGCCATGCAGGCATTGTCTGATAACGAAACTATTAATCAGCAATATCTAACTTTCAAAGTTGCGGCTTCATTTGAGCAGGGTATTGATTGCCGCTATGCGAATACCGATATATTAATCAATGCTTACGAAATTGAAAGTTGGTTACACACGGCAATAGAGGCCAACGGCTTAAAATTAGTTATTGCTGATTTAGAAAAATACAAAAGCACATTAGGTAAACCATTTGAAATATAAAACATGAAAAAACAAAAACAAGGCCGTCCAAAAAAGACAGGTAATTCCGTAATTAAACAGCGTAACGTTGGCGTACCTGAATACATGTATGAGCAATTGACTGATAGCGGAAAAATTAATCAGATTAGTTTTTCGGGATATGTTAGGACTCTTATTGAAAACGATCTAAAATCTGTGCCTGTTCTTAGCTCTTAATCAAATGACCACTAACCAACTCAACCGCCTGTCATGTGCGCTTAAACTAGGAGGGGGTGTATAATGAAAGATATGAAACCTGAATTGAAAGAAGCGTTGCGCAACATTTGGCGTGACAATAACGCCAACCCTGAAAAATCCATGCAAGCAGCCTACGCACTCGGTAGTGAGGCCGCAAACAATCGCATAGCAGAGTTAGAAGCGGAATTATTTGAAGCCGCTAATAACCCCAATTATGTGTATAAGCCCCAATCTAAATAACATGGAAAAGCATAAACACCAATGGATATTATTAATGCCATTAGCGCAAACTTTGAATATAACAGATAAGGTTTTGTATTCGGTTGATATGGCTATAAGAAAGACTGTTAGTACTGCATTTTATTGTCCAGTATGTTTTGCCGTTGCCTACAAGATTAAAAGCCATCGTTCGGGAATGAGATTAGCTAATCAGCCCCAATATTTAATTGCAAGGGCTAACGAAATGAGGCAACAATACGGAATAGAAGTTTTAACCCCCACCACTCCTAAAGGGGTGTAAAAGATTAGAAATATGAAAAAGATAGAAATAACGCAATGGTGCCCAATAGATAAATGTTTGGCAATCCCATATCCTGCTAAAGTCGGAAACGTACAACATGTATTCTGCTGTCAAAAAGGATTTGAGAAGTCATTAGAAGATTTTTCAAAATACATAGAAGAGCAAGATAAATTCCTTAAAGGCAATCAAAACTAACCCACCATGACTAACCCAATAAAAGCTCCCGAAAATAACCAACCCCCGCTATATAGGCGGTTTGAAAAAAGAAAAAGATGATTAAATCAGAAGATATCAGAATTGGCAACTACATAGATGTTAACGGCATAGCACAAGTGAGAGGCGTAACAAATGGCGGTGTTTGGATAAGAAACAAGGCGTTTGTTATTATGGATTTTAAAGGCATCCCCTTAACACCTGAAATATTGGAGAATTGCGGGTACAAATACCGTGAACATTTAAGGGACTTCTATTTTAAACCCGAAGGGACGGGAACAATATTTATAATAAGCATAGTACATGGAACTTTCGCAATATGCGCAAGCAATGAAAAGCCTTGTTTGTATGTTCATTTAGAGGACTTGCATAAGCTGCAAAACTTGCACTATAGTCTGCTTAACACCGAACTAACCATAACCATTTAACCCGAAAAGAAAAGATGAAGTCGAAATACAAAATTGTTTACGGTAGAAATTCAACGGGGTGTTACTGTAATTTGTATGCAAAGGTGCTTTGGTTTTATTTACTTGATACATATTTCGGCTCGTCTCACGGTAACGTTTTAAGAGCCAAGTATCAAGCCGACGAATGGCAAGAACAATAAGACATACCTAATGAACTGATTATAAGAAAAGATATTTAGCCTCTCACCCAATTATGCGGGTGGGGGAAAGAAAAAAAAGAATATGAAATTATATAAAGACCCCATAAGAGAAAAAGTCTATAACTGGCTAATATCTATTTTTGATAAAAGCGATGTTACCCTGCTTAATAATGGTGCCTCGGCCCCGTTTGTAACAATTCTAATCAGCAATGATAAAGAGACAATTGAAATAACATCGTTTAGCGAAAGCGGGAAGCAATACAGTGGATGGTATTTTGTACCAAGTAGCTTTGAGGCATTTTCAAACCGATTAAACTTTAACAAATCAAAACTATGCGGAACCCAACCATCCACCTAACCCTACTATGCCTTATGCTTGTGGGGTGTGAAAGCAAGCAGAATGTTGAAAAACAGCCTATAGCAATTACCGATACAAATGGAGTTGCAACAATGTCATTTGTGGATGAACCTTGCAAATCAGACACCATTTACTTTAACCCTATAATAAATCATTCGGAGATAAAACCATGAAACCAATCTTAACAACACTAACAGCATTATTATTTGCGGTGACTTGCTTGGGGCAGCACACTAAAAAGGAAGATGCAGAAGCAAAAAAGCACCTGCGCATAGCAAAACACACAACTGTAAGGGATAGTGAATATTACGCACCCGATACCATCCCTGTTATTTTCAGGGAATTGGTAGTTAAGCCCGATACTGTTTTTGAGAAATGGAATAAAGGCTTTGTAGTTTGGCAAACATATAGTAAGCCAAACTACAGCAGGATATCCACAGCCAGTTGGTCAATAAGTACTGGCGGCGAGATGATAATTAATCAACCTGACTATTGGATAAATGAATATGTATCAGACGAACCTACACGAGGTCGGTTCCTTTATTCAGACCGCAAAACCAAAGTAACCAACAGAGTAATATATTCAGTAAAACAATAACAAAATGAAACGATTAACACTATTAACATCCGCACTCCTATTAATTACCGCAGCTTCTTTTGCGCAGACGAAAACAGAGCCTAAGTTCACGCTCCCGAAAACCGTAACAGTAACATTAACCCAACAACAGTTTTTAAGGCTCGATAGCGCCGTTACAAGCACCGCTAACAGCTTAGACAGTAAAAGCTATAGCAAATGGTTTGCGCTGTCATTTAGCCCTATATACGAGGCTTTAAATAAACAACTTGTGCCAGTTGATACAAGTAAGGTTAAGAAATGACCCGCCCCCTAATTTCATTACTTGTACCATTAATACTACTTTTATATTTATTAATCATTGATAAACATGAGCAAGTTATTAACCCTAATAGCAATCATATTTTTACCTGTAATGGTAGTGGCTGCTCTTTTAAATGAACGCAGAATTAGAAAACAATTTAAAAACAATTAACATGAGCATTTTCAAAACACTATTAGGCATACTC